TAGTTATTAGATGCCGAGAGGGGCGGTTAGCCCTACCGCCTCTCATCGGTCATAAGAAAGGAAGAGATGAGTCTTTGCACAGTTAGCGAATTACGCACAACTCTTGGAGTTGGCACGCTTTATAACGATGCAACTTTGCAGCAAGTTTGCGATGCTGCCGATGCCGTGCTTCTTCCTATGCTTTGGTCTAACAAGTATTACGCTATTGCTCACGCAAATACTGGCACAGTCGGAACTCTTTGGTTTCAAGAAGATGTTCGTAAAGTTTTTTATATCGGTCAGACTATTACAGTGTCTAACGGCGGCGCTCACTACAACGGAAGCCAGACAATCACCGAAGTAGGCGATTATTCAATCTCTTTTACTACTGACCATTTAACCGATACGCCTTATCATCCTTACGCGCCTTATGCGACTGTCGCAGCTAGCCAATATACTGACTGGACTGCCGATATGGCCGTGCAAGAGGCAGCGCTTTTAATCTCTGTGGATATTTGGCAAGCACGCCAAGTTTCATCAACAGGCGGCACTTCTCCTGACTTTACTCCATCCCCTTACAGAATGGGCAATAGCCTTTTAGCTCGCGTTCGAGGCCTTATCGCTCACGCGCTCGACCCTAACTCTATGGTGGGCTAATGCCTAACGTATTAACCACACTGCGAACCACAATCGCAACCGCTTTAACTGATAATACAAAATGGCAAACCTTTGCGTATCCACCTGCAAACACTTTGCCCAATTCCGTAATTGTGGGCTACGCATCGCCAGCTTTAGAGATGCAAAATAATCAATATAACTCTGTTAGCGCTATGGCTAACTTTAGAATTTTAATGACTGTGCCAATGCTAGACAATCAAGGAAACTTAGCTGGTCTTGAGGACATCATGCTTGGAGTCTTTAATCTATTAGCGGCATCGTCATTAAGAGTTAAGGTTGAAAGCATTTCAGAACCAACTGTAATGAATCTTCAATCAGGTGATTTACTCACCGCAGAAATGGCAATATCAATTCTAACCACATGGAGTTAAAATGACCGATGAATCAAATGCGGCTTTCCTGATTAAAATTGGTCAGGTAGAGCCAGAAGCAGTAAAGAAAGAACCAAAGCCAGCAACACCGACTAAGAAAGAGGAAGAATAATGGCTGCATTTATTAACAATAAGGTTGGCGTTAAGCTAGGCTCATCAGATCCAGCAAACATTGACCTAAGTGCATATTGCACAAGCTTTACATTGAACCGCGCTTATGATGCTATCGAAATTACAGCAATGGGCGATCTTGGCCATCGTTATACAAAAGGTTTGGAAGCATCATCTCTAACTATCGAATTTATTAACGATAACGCGGCATCAGCAGTTTTGCAGACACTTAACACTTTGCTAGGAACAAATGCTTATTTTAAGGTAGCAAACGATTCAACTGCGGCTGGCTCAGCAGCAAACCCATTTTTTACTGGCCTAGTGTTTATTAACAACATTACTCCGATTAATGGCGCAGTGGGAGATTTATCTACCCAGAGTGTAACATTTGACGTATCAGGTGTAGTAACAAAAACTGAAACAGGAACGTTCTAACAGAAAGATAGGGCTATGGCAAAACTCAAGATAACTAGAACAGATGGAACATCAATCGAACTAGAGGTAACTCCAGCGGTTGAATACGCATTTGAGCAGACTAAGGGCAAAGGCTTTCATAAAGCGTTTCGCGAAGATGAAAAGCAATCAGATGTCTATTGGTTAGCTTGGGAATGTATCAGACGTTCGGGTGAAACAGTCAAACCCTTTGGCATTGACTTTATCGAAACTTTAAGATCGGTAGAGGTGCTAGAGAGCGACCCTTTAGGGTAGAACGCAACTCCCTCACCTTTTTTATCGCTAGGTTAGCGGTAGAAATGGGGGTTGCGCCTCAACATCTATTACAACTAGATGCGAGGATGCTAGAAGCAATAGTTCAGGTTTATAAAGACAAGGCAAAGGCATACGAAGATGGCAAGCGCAGAGCTAGACGGGGCGGTCGAACTTCGTAAAGCCATGCAAAAATTCACGCCTGACCTTGCTAACAACTTGGAAGCGTATATGGAATACGCGTTGCGACCAGTGGTTAATAAGGCTAAAGGCTATGTGCCAGCAGAAGCACCTTTAAGCACTTGGGCTTTATATTCTCAACAGAAAAAAGGTAGATTTCCTTTTTATAATTCAGCTGAAATTAAAGCAGGTATTAAATCTTCAACCGAACCTACAAAGCCTAACCGCAGAGGATTCTCTTACGCAGCCCAAGTGTTAAATCAAAGCACCACTGGATCTATTATTGAAACCGCTGGCCGTAAAAGTCCTAACGGGCGTAAGCAAGCAGCTAAGGGCGATAGCTCTCGCAAGTATTCTCAATCTGCAAACCCTAACGCTGGTAAGCAATTTATTGATGCTTTAGAGCCTTTGTATAAGGTGCAATCTAAAAACCGCAAAGGCGCATCTGGCCGCCGCCGCATGAATGGTCGTTTAATCTTTAAAGCGTGGGGTCAAGATGAGGGCAAGATTAACGGCAACATTTTGGGCGTAGTTGATAGAACGATTACAGAATTTCACCGCCAGACAGGCAGCCGATTTAAGACAGTAAAGAAAGTGTAGCTATGGCTAATTTTTCAGATATTGCTATTCGCATTGCCGCTGACTTCGTAGGCATAGGCGCATTTAAGAAAGCCGATACTGCGGTAGATAAGCTTTACAAATCAACCAAGCGCTTAGGCGCTGCCTTTGGCGTTACTTTCTCAGCAGCCGCTATTGCTCGCTTTGGTGCTGAATCTGTCCGTGCTTTTGCTAACGAAGAACGCCAAGTAGCCTCTTTAACAGCCACAGTTAAGAGTTTAGGGTTAGCCTTTAGAGCTGGCGATGCTAACGCCTATATCGAGGACTTAGAGCGCCTTACGGGCATTGCTAGAGAAGAACTTCAGCCAGCCTTTCAGAAGTTAATTACTCAGACTGGATCTATTACTAAAGCGCAAAAGATTTTAAGCGCATCTATTAAGGTTTCTATGTCTGGCCTTATGAGCACCGAAGAAGCAGCTCAGGCTCTAACTCAAGCCTATGTCGGAAACGTAAAAGGATTAAAGCAATTTAATCTAGGTTTGACCAATGCTGAACTTGCAGCTTTAAGCTTTGACCAAGTGTTGCAAAAAGTTGCCGCTACTTATAATTCGCAGTTCGATGCGGCTCTTAACACTACCCAGATTAAAATTGATAAGTTTAATGTTGCCGTAGGTAATGCGAAAGAGAATATCGGCTCTGGCTTAGTTGATGCCTTTGGCGATTTAGCAGGTAACGGCAACCTTGATGCAGCTAATCAGAAAATTGAACGCTTTAGTTTAGGCCTTGCCGATGTTATCCGTAATGGCAATATCCTAGCAGCAGCGGAATGGTTTGCCAACCCTGTTGCCGCTTTTGGCCGCGCTTTCTTGAATCAACCATCTGCAGTAACAAAAGGCGCTAATTTAGGTAGCCCTGCAGCATGGCGCACCCGTAACGCTCAAATAATGAAAGAGCGCCAAGTCGAGCAAAATGCTGCTAAAAAGTTATTGGCTATTGAGAACGCTAAAGCAAAGACTTTGGCAAAACAGACCGCTGAAAAGAAAGCCCAAGTAGCTTTAGACAAAGCAAACGTGGCTCTTGGCCAAGCGGAAAATGTATTTGATTTAGAGCGAATTAACATTGCAGCGGCTATGGCTACTGCTACTCTTACCGACAATGAGCGTAAGCGCTTAGAAATCAAGCAAGCAATCTTTAGCCTAGAAGATGCTATTGCCTCAAAAGACACTGCAAAGATTACCGCAGCAACTACCTTGCTTAACGGCTTACTTAGCCAGTTTAGCGTTATGCAAAGCCAAGCAGGTTTGCTGGATAAAATTAAAGTTAGCTTTGATGCTTTAGGCATGAATAAAGACCTAATCAATTTATCTAATCTTGAAGCTGCTTTACGCCTAATTGAAGAAATGCAAAAGCGCATGGCAGCCCTTAGCGTAGGTAAGACTGGAACTGCAAGCGTGAGCAGTAGCGGATCAGCACTTAGCGGAACGCCGCCATATATCTCAGCGCCTTACGCCAAGCCAATTAGCGAAATTAGTAGCAATGCTTCGATAGATGCAGCAAACGCAGCGCTTAACAATTTCTGGGATAACCACGAAAAACGTATTTCAATGAATCAAACGCCAGTCGTTGTCCAGATTACCGAAAACGCGCAAAAGCTAGTAGATGCGGTTACCTTTGCAGCTCAGAATTCATCCGCTAACGGAAACCCTATCGGCCTATACCGCAACGCTCAGAACTTGGCTTGGTAATGACCTATCCGATAACTCCTAATCTCACAGTCTATTTTACTGAGGGCGCTACCTTTGGCTTCCCCTTTGTTATTGGTGATAGTGAGTATGGAATTATTGGCGTTAATACTCTTGGCGGCGATACCAACAACAACTTAGTGGTGGATGTATCTAGCCAGACAATTAACGCATCTATGCGAGCTGGCTACAACCTACTACAAGACCAGTTCCAAGCCTCAGAGGCTACTTTCCGCATCGTAGATCCTAACGGCGATTGGAATCCAACTAATACTTCTTCGCCTTACTATGGCTATTTAACGCCTCTTAGAAAGATACGTTTTAGCGCCACCTATGACGGCACTGGCTACTTCTTATTCTCTGGCTATATCACTCAATATAACTACTCTTACCCTAAAGACCAAGAGATTGGCTATGTGGATTTAGTTTGCGTAGATGCTTTCCGTCTGCTTAATCTTGCTGGAATTACAACAATTACAGGTGGCACGGCAGGGCAAGACACAGGCACACGCATTAACAAGATACTAGATGCGGTTTCTTTCCCTACCTCGCTTCGCTCTATTGAAACTGGTAGCACCACAGTCCAAGCAGACCCAGCGACCCTACGCACGGCCTTAGCAGCTATTAAGAATGCTGAGTTCTCAGAGCAAGGCGCGTTCTATATGGATGGTGGCGGAACTGCTACCTTTAAGAACCGACAGACAGTCCAAGAGGCGGCAGGGGCAACCCCGACAGTCTTCGCTAATGATGGCTCTGGTATTCCTTACTTCAACATTAACCCTGTCTATGACGATAAGCTGATTATCAACCAAGCCACAGTTACCCGAATTGGTGGCACTGCTCAGACTTCAAGTAATGCGGCCTCTGTGGCTAAATACTTCCCTCATAGCGTTAATTACGACAACCTAATCGTGCAGACCGATGCCGATGCACTAAACATCGCTAAGACCTATGTAGCGACCAGAGCCGAAACCACCTTGCGCGTGGATGCAATTACCCTCGATCTGACCACGCCTAACTATAACGATGGCATACTTGCCGCTTTAGATTTTGATTACTTCTCTAACGTGCGAGTAATCAACGTAGGCCAAGACGGCTCTACCATAGATAAAACCCTGCAAGTCGTGGGAATCTCTCACGATGTAACCCCGAATAATTGGAAAACAACTTTCACGCTCTCCGAACCTTTAGTCGAGGCTTTCATCATAGGAAGCTCTACTCAAGGTATAATTGGAGTTAGCGCAATGACTTACTAGGAGTAATAGATGGCAACAGGATTTCCAGCAGCAACGGGCGATGTCTTATCGGCATCTATGTATAACGGCTTAGTAGCCTATACAGTCAACACCGCTCAGACGGCAGACTATACCCCAGTTATTGCCGATGCCTATCAGACGCTAACCCCGATGAACAAAGCAACTGCGGTTAATTTCACTATTCCTACCGATGCTTCTGTGGCTTTCCCTGTGGGAACAGTATTAACAGTCTTGAACATTGGTGCTGGAGTATGCACCATTAAAGCGGTTACTAGCGGAACTACGACAGTTCTATCTGCTGGCGCTACCGCAGCTCAGCCAACTTTGGCTCAATATAAGTCTGCTGCTTGCATCAAGACCGCAGCTAATACTTGGTATGTGGTGGGCGCGATTGCTTAACAATCTTGCAGCTATTTTAGGTAACGGCGCTGCTGCCAACTCCTACGAATCTATTGCCACTGTAACTGTCGGCGCTGGCGGATCATCAACCATCAGTTTTACCAGTATTCCTAGCACTTACAAGCATTTACAAATTCGTTTATTTGGCCGTCAAGACACAGGCGGATTTGACCAAGCGCACTTGCAGTTTAATTCAGATACAGGCAACAATTATGCTACTCACAATTTAAACGGCAATGGTTCAACTGCTGGCGCAGGTGCTACAACTTCAACTAACAAAATTAGTATTTCTGCCTTTCCTGGTCCTAATCAAACTAGCAGCGTCTTTGCTGGTTCAGTGGTGGATATTTTAGATTATACAAATACTTCTAAATATAAAACTACAAGAGCTTTATCTGGCGTAGACGCTAATGGTAGCGGTTATGTCTGGTTCGCTTCTGGACTTTGGCAAAACACAAACGCAGTTTCTTCTATTACTTTAGTTTGCGGCGGTAACTTTGTTCAATATACCAGTGCGGCACTTTATGGGGTGAAATAATGGCTTCTACTTATACACCGATAGCGACTACTACGCTAGGCAGCGCAGCAGCAAGCGTTACTTTTACTGGTATTCCAAGCACTTACACCGATTTAGTTTTAATCAGCACACCAATAGTTACTTCTGCAACTACTTTTGGTATTCGTTTTAATTCAGATACCAATACGAATTATTCATTTACTACCTTAAACGGCGATGGCACTTCTGCTACTTCCGCTCGCGGCAGTAATGAAAGCTATTTGCGTATTTCTTATGTGGGAACTTCACGAACCACAAATACCAGCCAAATCATAACCAACATTATGAATTACGCTAATTCAACTACATATAAGACTGCTATCAGTCGCGATGGTGCGGCTAGTGATGGATCTGGCGCTCAAGTCGGTTTATGGCGTAAAACTCCTGAAACTATTGGCACAGTTATTATCGTTCCAATTTCGGGTGGAACAATTATCAATACTGGTTCAACCTTTACCCTTTACGGAATTAAGGCGGCATAATGGCTGATACATACACACTAATTTCAAGCGTAACTGTTGGCGCTGGTGGCGCTAGCAGTATTGACTTTACTAGTATTCCTGCTACTTATACGGATTTATGCCTAGTTACTACTTTAAGAAGTTCGTCAGCCGCAAATGTGGTAGATGGCAATTTAACTTTTAATTCAAGCAGTTCTAACTTTTCTTGGAAAGAATTATTTGGCACAGGCTCTTCCGCGCTTTCAGGCGGAAACACAGTAAATAACGCTTTAGGTCAGATTGCCGCTGCAAACTTAACAAGTTCAACATTTTCAAGTGGTCAGTTATATATTCCTAATTATGCTGGCAGCGCAAATAAGTCTTTTAGTTTTGACTTTGTAACTGAAAACAACGCCACTCTAGGTTATGCAGGTTTAATCGCTGGTTTATGGTCTAACACCTCAGCAATTACTTCTATCGGAATTACACCAAGCGCAGGAACTTGGGTTCAATACTCAACCGCTTATCTTTACGGAATCAAGAACAGTTAGGAAAACAAATGGCAGATACAAAAATCGTAGTTAATTGCGAAACTGGCGAGGTATCAGAGGTGGAACTAACTGCCGAAGAAATCGCCCAGCGTGAAGCAGATCGTATTGCTTTCGAGGCAGAGCAGGAAGCTAAGGCTGAGGAAGAGCGCGCTAAGGCAACTGCTAAGGCAGACCTATTAGAGCGACTAGGCATTACTGAGGATGAGGCAAAACTGCTTCTAGCATAATGTCCATTAACAAAGTCCTAGATGCTGCTCGCGCTGAAATCGGTTATATCGAGAAGCCGAACAATAATAACAAGTTCGCTAAGGTGGCTGGCCATGCCAATTATCAGGCTTGGTGCGCGACTTTTATTAGAGCGTGCTTTATCAAAGGCGAGGAAGCAAAAGCAATCCCAGATAGCGCCTACTGCCCACACATTGAAGCATGGGCAAGAGCTAACAATCGGGTTGTGCCAACTGCCGAAGCGCGCAGAGGTGACTTGGTTTTATTTGATTTTACTAGAAGTGGAAAATCCGAACACATCGGGATTCTCAATAGCAATTTTTATCCGAAAGTTAGTAAATACCTACGAACCATCGAGGGTAACACTGGGGCTATCAGTGCCAGTGAGGGGGATGGAGTCCAAAAGAAGAAGCGTGATTTATCAATCGTTCGCCTTATAGTCAGACCGAATTGGAGTAATGAATGAACCTAAAGAACCCTGCGCTGCTAACTGCTGGCGCTTTCCTAGCTGCTTGGGCTGGTAGCGATTTCTCACTTGACTATCGCTCAATCCTTTGGGCGGTCTTAGCTGGCGTATTTGGTTACGCTACTCC